GTGATGATTTTTGACATGACTACTTCTGCCCTTGATAAACAAGTGTCAGGCGATCACTACAAAGACAAAGGCATCCAGCCTATCGTCTACATCCACGCCAACAATCTTGGCTTTTGTGAGGGCAACGTAATCAAATACGTTACCCGCCATAAAGAAAAGAACGGCGCTGCTGACATTCAAAAAGCAATCCACTACCTTGAATTGCTGCTTGAATTGCAGTACAAAACTTAGGCCATGTCCAAGCCAGTTTTTTGAACCTCTGCAACCCTACGGCCCCACCCCTTGCCAAAGGTGTCCCATGTCTGCAAATCCATCAAGAAGGACAAGCGGCGCTTTGCATAGTCTTCAACTAACTGGCTTGCATCCACAGCGGCTACAGCGGCCAATGTCTTAGGGCCAATGCCGCCATCAGGCTCAACTCCAACACAGGCTTGCAACCACTTTGCAGCACGACCGGGACCACTATTCACAGCAGCATCAAAGACAACGTAGTCAACGCCTGTTGGCAACTCATCGCCTTTGATCTTGTCCCAATACTTCACCTTGTACATTGGGCCAACAATCTCGGGTGTCAGGTTACGCATTGCTTTTTCGTCAACCTCATGGCCTACCCATTCTTCCCAAACCCGCTTGGTTACGCCAAGGTTGGTCATGCCACCGGGATCAGCGGGATGGTTAACGTAGCCGCCTTCGTGATGCAAGATTGCCTTTAATGCGGCATCAAAGTTCGCTTTCATTTCTGTTCCTTCAGTTTTTGAATTTCACCACCTTTGTCTTTGGAGCCTTGCGAACTACCCCGATGGAAGTTCAGTACGGTTCCGCACATAGTGATGAGTGAGCCTAGCGCCATGTAGACCAGTTCTTTGTTGGCTTCTGGCACACCCTTGATAAAGGCAAACCAAGCCAAGAAAATGGTTGCGCTGACAATGCCAATGTCCAGTGCGTATGCCGTGTTCTTTGCCAACCATGATGCGTTGGTGGACTCTTGCACCTTGGCATTCATGTCCCGTGCGCTGTCGGTGTTGGCGTTGTTTAACTCAAGCACTTTGGTTTCGTTAGCCATTTGCGCCAGTTCGCCGTTCTGCTGCATCTGCGCCAACTCTGCTTTGGCTTTGTCAGCCGCCACAGGGTCAGGCAAGAATCGGTCAATCAGTTTGCCGCCAATAGCAGCCAGTGGGTTTAGGTCAGACAGGTTCATCAGTTACCTCTCTTGGTTAACATGGCGCTGGCAATCTCCAGCATGAATTTCACTTGCTCAAGGTTCTGTGGAGGTTCCGCCCAACCCACAGTGATCTGTCCAACAAAGCGATGTGAGTCTGGCGGGACACTTACCCGGCAAGTAAACGTCACGCCTTTGTCCAAATACCACAGGCCAACTTCTGATTGTGCGTAGCGGTACTCTGAGCATGGGATGTCGTTGGTCATCAGCTTGATGATGTCGGCGTTGTTTGCTGAGTTCTGGCTGAACAAACCAACATCAATGTCTTCAACAGACTTGTCTCGACCTTCTTTGGTGTATGCCTTGTAAAGCACCCTACTGCCGAACAATGGGTTGACTTTGAACACAGCCACCACGGAAGCGCCAGTCTTTTTGAACAGCATGGCAGAAGCATCATCTGTCCGCGCTGTGTTGATCTCTGGCAGCTTCTTTGACTCTTTGTACGCATCGCGCATGAAGTCTTGGTTCTGCCACAGGAAGTAGCCAGCAAAGGCCACCACACCCATCAGCAAGACGGCAAACAGCTTGAAGGGGCTGTCCACATAGGCCAGCACCTTGTCGATAATGGAGGAAGGCTTCTCATCGCTCATCGCAGATACCTAACGTACAGCACGATTCCATAAATAATCAAAGCCGTCAAAATCAATCCAGCGAGGCTAATGGCGATGTACTCAACCATCTGCTCGGCTCTCTTTTTGCGAGAAGCAACTCTACGAGCCTCAGCTTCTTTGGCCTCGCGCCTACGTTTTGCAGCAGCAGCTTGGAACCTTTGCCAGTCTTCCCACATTCCAGCACGACCAGCGTAGACCATCGACTCGCGCAGATGCTCCTCTTGCTGTTTAAGCTGCTCCAGAGCCATGAATTCTTCAAGGTCAGAGCCGCCACCCTTCTGCGTGGCTTTCTCTTGAATCTTGGCTTTGTTGTCAAAGTAATCAAAGACCTTTGACCCAAGGGCCGACAACTCTTTACCGTTCGCCAGTGCAGCTTTGATGACCGCATAGGCAGCGTTTGCTGCTGCAAGTTCTGCAATCATCGCAACACCTCAATTAACACTTTAATTGTCCAGATGACAATGCCGACAATCAGAAATGCCGCGACAAGTGCCTCGGCAAACTCTTTCATTTTGTGAGCCACATGGCAGAAAAGATTACGCTTGCCATAGCCATAATCATTACCCCTGCCGCCGTTACGATCACGCCTTCCAGCCGCTTTAGCCGTGCGTTAATTTGCTCGTAACGAAAGGCGCAAACCTGTTCGTGGGTTGACAGCCTTGCATCGGTTGCGTCAATTGTGTTCATGGCTTACTACATGGTCAAAGGTTTTTGGGAACTCCCCTGTTGTCATGTAGTGTAGATTGCTCTGAATGCGACTGTCTTGCGGGGCTAATTCTAAAGCCTTTTGGCAAAGTTGCACAGACTCATCCCTGAGTCCAAGGTTCCATGCAGCAATGCTGGCGTAGTCGTATGGCTTCTCAGTCCAGACAGACGGGTCCATTGTGTATACAGCCTGTTTGTCAGTAATCTGCAAGGCAGACTTGGCGGCTGAGTAGCTTTCAACCCACATACTCAGGCGATAGCACTGCGCCGACAACTCGACCCAAGGCTCACGGGTTCCCGGCGCTTCAGCAACAGCCAGCCTGAACCACTTTAAAGCGTCTATAGGATTTCCCTTTTCCGAATAGGCTTTGCCAAGCAGCCTCATGGCATAAGCCCGTTCATTGGGCCAATTTGCTTCTGGCATCTCAAGGTACTTTTTGAGATACACAATGGCTTCATCCCACCGAGCGTAGAACGTCAACTCACGGGCATGATAGAAAGCGTTTCTTGGGCATCGCGGGTCTTCTTTAATTGCCAACTCAAGCAGCGGCATATATTGACCACGCGACTTGGTGTTGTCGGGCAAGTGACGCACAAGCAGCATATCGGTGTGCGCGTAGACCTCTTGGATGCGCTCGTCATGCCGGGGATATTCATGAACTGCATGGTGGAATCTGTATCCATGCCGAGAAAAAATCTTCTCGTAGAAGAAACTGATGCCGCTACCCCAATCAAACTTGTAGCGCAAACGTGTTGTCTGTTCAGTCCACACACGTTCAATTTCTTCTCGCCAACCGGGTTCTAGCACTTCGTCCAAATCAAGACTGATAACAATGTCAATGTCTCTTGGAAGCAATGCAATAGCAGCGTTACGAGCCAAGTCAAATCGCCAAGGGCTAATGCAAATGTCATAGACCTTTGCTCCGCATTCCAGTGCAACTTGTACCGTGTTGTCAGTTGATCCAGTATCGGCAATACAAATTAAATCAGCGTCTTTTGCTGAATTGCAAAACCGCTGAACAAACGCTTCTTCATTTTTGCTGATTGCAGATACCGCTATCTTGAGTTTTTTTGTCATGTCGTGTCCTGTAGTTTATGGAATTGTAGGCCAATCAATGGTCCAAGGGAACCCTTCTTGAGAGGTCACATCACGCAGTGCTTGACGGTAAGTAGCCCAGACTTCTTTATCCACAGGAGCATCAGCAACCTGTGTCCAGTCGCATTCCTTGAGCTTCTCACCACGCTGTGTACGTACAGACTTAGCCTGTTCAGCATCTTTAGCAGCTTTGTAAGCAGCTTCCTGTTCAGCAGCAGTAGCTTCTTCAGTGTCTGTGAAGATAGGGCCGAGGATGTACTTGGTGTACCACTTGCCATCAATCTGCTCGACACCAGAGGCTTGAGAGTATTGATATACCGTACCGCCTGTTGCTTGTGGGCCTTCAAAGACCACATCAGCGCCCAAGCTTTCCAAGACTTCAGGAGTTGTTGTGTCCCATGTAGGTCCACCGTTGGCTTTGATGAATGTACGGAACTCAGCCTCGTACATTACTTGACCGTCATTTGTTCTGATTTGCATATAAGTCCTTTAGGCAATAGCCAAGAAGATGTAACTTGCGCCGCTTGTGTTGATAGCTGCCAAGATTGCTGCGTTGACCGTGAAGCCGCCTGTTGAGGTGATTACAGAGCCAAGCGTAGCCGTTTCAGCAGCAGTACTGTTCAAAAGCAGGTATGGGTCTGTCAGTACCGTCATGCCACGGGCTGTGTCGTAGACGTACCAGTCGCCTGTTGAGTCTGTACGCTTGATAAGTACAAACCTTGCACCACCAGTGAAGCCGCAAGCAATGGCTTGTGTTGTGCCGTTGCCTGTGTAGGTTCCGACTTTGCTGACCCCCGGTGCGGAGGCAAAGAGGTAAGCAACATAATTTGTTCCACCGCTTTGCGTTACAGGCTGGAATGTTGTAGATGTAATTGCAGATGAATAAGACGTTGCTGCGTTGTTAAGATTAAGCACTAAATACTGAGTGGAATTAAATGCAAACCAGTTTCCAAACGCCCCACCATTTCTATTCTTTTGAATAATTAATTCAGGAACAACGCCTAAGTTGTGTGTAACTGGCGGGGCTGTTCCACTACCTGAAAAACAAACCTCATCAAAGAAGCCCGGAGCGCGTCTGAAGTTCCAGAAAATTAACGATGTGCCGCCACCATAAATTTCTGGCTGGACAGAAGTGTTGCTTTGAAAATTGCTTGCTGACCCCGCCGCTGTGCTTTCAGCATCTGTGTTGTAGGTGTAAAGGATTTTATTTGCACCACGCAACCTGTCTTGAGCAAAAATGTTTGAACTGCCGGAACGTGGCGATTCAAAAGACAAATCAACAGGGAAGTTGGTTGTTACCGCACTGGAGTCTGTACTTACAGCATTGGGACTAAACACCTTAGTCCCATCAGTAGGCGTTTTCATCGGGCCACGGCGTATGGCTATGTAGATGTAGGTGTCCCCAGAAACATTTAAACTGCTACCTTCAATTTTAAAACCTGTTGCAGTTAATCCAAGGTAATTACCGGCATCGTATTCTGCAAAAGAACCACTTGGATATAGGATTGCATCGTTGCCTCCGGTTGCAATTCCTCGCATATTGTCAAACATGACCCAATTTTCAGCAGTGCCTGTTGCACGTTTAATGATGATAAATTGAGGCTCAAAGCCAACATTGATTTCGTTTCCTACAGTGCTTGTTCCCGTATAAGACCCACACGAAATCACATTGTCCGTACCCGTCAGGCCAAAGCCTCCAGCGTTGTGGGCGAATAGGTAGGCTACGTATGTTGATCCGGGATTGTTTACCGTATTGCTAACCCCAATAGTAAAAACAGAACTTGTTGGCGCAGTGTCGTTCCATCTAGTAGACGTAGTAGTAGCTTCCGAAGTGGAATTTAAAACAATATTTTTTGTAGCACCTAAACTTTGATGATAGACCTGCCAATCGCCAGTTGTATCTGTGCGCTTGACGATGATGCAACCCGGCACAGAACCAAGGTTGTGGGCAATAGTTCTTGCAGAACCATTCCCCGTATAAGTCACAACATCAAAGAACTTT